GAAGTAGTTGCTTTGATCAATAAAATTAAGGCACAAGGCGATTCACAGGTTGCTGAAGCAGAAAAAACTGCTGATGAAACGCCACCTGCTGCCTAAATAGTTTTATCCCAGGGATGGGAATAATGGCTTGACGGCAGTGCCATACCAAGAAACACCGTCTAGATTTGGCTTCACCTTAGGACCGCTAAGAAACGAAGCGTATTAAAGCGGATGCAACGATAGGGCATCGCTGGATCCCGTAACCAGCACTTGTAGTACTGTTATGCCAAATGGATAACAGAATTTTAAAATACTCGCTTAATAGGAGAAACACTATGGGAAATTCATTTCCACAATTCGCATTACTTGGACCAGGATTTAAAGACTTCGACAAATTCTTTGTTGGCTTTGAAGAATCCGCTGCGCAGATGCAGAAACTACATGATGATCTAACTAAAAACATCCCTAACTATCCACCATATAACATTCGTAAGAATGGTGACAACAACTACACCATTGAATTGGCAGTTGCTGGTTTTGGTGAATCAGAGATTGATATTACCATCGACGGTGGTAAGTTGATTGTTAAGGGTAATGTTGACTCAGCTACCGATGCTCTTGAAGATAACTTCTTGTTCAAAGGTATTGCTACTCGTGCGTTTACTCGTGCCTTCGCTATCGATGACCACATCGAAGTTAAGAATGCTGAACTATTCAATGGTATGTTAAAGATTGCTTTGGAGCGTATGATTCCTGAAGCATCAAAGCCAAAGAAAGTTCCAGTGAAAACAGCTGGTAAGAAAGAATTTTTAAGAGAAGGCGAATAACATGACTATTATTAAAAACATTATCTTAGGCTGGATTGAGTTCACTCAAGAGACTGTCGCTGCTGTGCGTAAAGCAAAAGCAGAGAGATTCAAATGATTACTCTCATCAAGAAACTTACAAAGGTTTTAAAGCCAGTAACATATGGTTCTCGTTTGGAGAACTATATCCTCAGTAAGAATCCAACTAATCATTCTCAGATCGAGCAAGCTGCCCGTGAATTTGAACGATTACATATGATTCGAGGATTGTAGTAATTTGGGGAGTTTCGTGACTCCCCAATATTCATCTGACTAAATAGTTTGATGAATAAAAAAGCAAACATTTTCCCGAACATGGTAACATATGTCCCAATCAGAAGAAAGGATTGGGTACTAAAAATATCCATATACAAAAACGATTCTATCATAATCGTTGGGCATAATGTATATACCTTTTCTACAGTAGTAAAGCAGTTTAATGATGCAGATTTAGCTGCAGCTTTTGTTGATTTTTTAATTGAACAGGAAGAATATAATGGGTGACGTAAAAGTTTTTAAAATGATTAGTGGTGAAGAACTTATTGGTAATATTGTTTCTAGTGATTCTTCAAAATATGAAATAAAGAACCCAGCGCAAATCGTGCTTCAAAGAACAGAAACTGGTATGGCTGTTGCAATGGCTCCATACATGCCATACGCTGACGGTAATATCAACCTATACTCAACGGCAATTGCAGCCGACTGTAGCCCTGATATCAAACTTGTAAACGAATATAATAAGCTCTTCGGATCAGGCATTCAGATCGCCCCTGCATCGGCTCTTGCAGGTCTAAAATAATCCTTGACTTTTATTGATATTTCAGGTATAATAATACTATACCTGGGAGTTTTATTATGTTTATGTTTGATATCGAAACCCTCGATTCTGAGTCAACTGCCGTTGTTCTTTCGGCATCGATTATACACTTTGAAATTGGTGAAGTAACCAACTACGAAGATTTGCTCTCTCGAGCAATGTTTGTCAAGTTTTCTGCCGCCGAGCAGATCCGCCATTTAAAACGAACATCCGACAAGGGTACGTTAGAATGGTGGGACAAACAACATGAGTATTGTAAGAAAACAAGTCTTGTCCCTACATCAACGGATCTAAATGCGCTTGATGGGATCATTAAAATCAAACAGTACATGTTACAATTTCCAGAGAAAGACCAGACTATGTGGTCGCGAGGTTCTCTTGATCAAATGTGTATTGACAGTTTATGTAAGGCTGTCGGAGTAGATTTGATTGCGCCTTATTTTGCTTGGCGCGATGTTCGTACTGCCGTTGATTTGATTACTGAAACAGGTAAGGGTGGTTACTGTGACATTAATCATCCAACATTCCAAAGACACAATGTAATCAAACACCACCCAACGCACGACTGTGCTCTAGATATTATGATGCTTCTTTATGGAAAATGAAAAAGAATTTGACCCAGTGATCGATGCCCTACAAGAAAGGATCGATGTACTCATGAAACTAATTGACGGTAATATGCGTATGGGCATGATTAACATCATGGATCAAATACGATTTGAGCATATTGACAAACTTCAAGAAGCAATTTCATTATGGGAAAATAGATGAAAAAATTACTCGCAGCATTTACATTAGTTCTATCATTCTCGGCTCATGCTGATTGCATTATTTTAGGCGACAGCATCGCAGTTGGAACTCAGATGGTAATGCCCCAGTGCAAACTACAGGGCAAGGGTGGTATTAACACTTGGCAGTTTAATAAAATGTATCCTGGTTCATTTTATGCCGACACAGTTGTTATTAGTCTTGGATCAAACGATCACAAACATGTAAAGACTTACGATCAATTATTTGAGATGCGCCAGCGTGTCGGTGCTCAAAATGTTTATTGGATCCTACCAGCTGGTAATTTAAAAGAGGGTGGTGTTCCAATTCAAAATATTCAAAACATTGTAAAGCACTTGGCTAATTATTATCGTGATGAAGTTTTACCAATCACAAAATTACAACCCGATGGTATTCATCCATCGTGGGCTGGCTACAAAGAAATCGCTGATCGAATAAAGGTTAATTGATGGAATTTTACACAAGCGTTGTACAGTATGGTAGTAAAATGTTAGTTCGTGGGTATGATAAGAATGGTAATGCATTTAAACATCGTGTAGATTTTAAGCCAACAATTTTTGTTCCATCTAGAAATCCAACAGAATATAAAACCCTTGAGGGGAAGTTCGTAGCACCACTACAATGTGGTAATGTTCAAGAGACACGTGAATATATTGAAAGCTACAAAGATATTCAAGGATTTGAAATTTATGGTAACAACAATTGGATAGCACAATTCATCAGTGACAAATATCGGGGTGAGATTATTCCTGATACTGATAAAATTAAAATCTTTACGATTGACATTGAAACATCAACCGAGTCTGGATTTCCTGACATTCCTACAGCGAATGAGGAAATCCTTCTCATCTCACTTCAAGATAATAAAACAAAAAAGATAACTACCTTTGGTCGCAGACCAATTGGTGATTCAGGCTCAGTGGATTATCGTTTGTATGAAAACGAAGCGACAATGCTCAAAGAGTTTCTTATCTATTGGCAAGAGAATTGTCCCGATGTTGTGACAGGTTGGAACATCAACTTCTTCGATATTCCTTATCTAATTCGTAGGATTGATTATGTCCTTGGTGAGGCATTCTCTAAGAAGATTTCTCCATGGGATATGATTCGCGAACGTAAAGTCGCCATGAAAGGTGGTGAGGAATTGACATACGACATTCTAGGTGTTGCTATGTTAGACTACCTTGACCTCTACAAGAAGTATACATATCAAGCGCAAGAAAGTTATAAGTTGGATCACATTGCGTTTGTTGAGTTGGGTGAAAAGAAACTCGACCATTCTGAGTATCCAACTTTCAAAGATTTCTACACCAAAGCGTGGAAGAAATTTGTTGCTTATAATATTCATGACGTAAGAATTGTTGACAAACTTGAAGACAAGATGAAACTGATTGAACTTCAGTTGACCATGGCATATAATGCCAAGATTAATTATGAAGACGTTTTCTCTCAGGTTCGTATGTGGGATGCGATTATCTATAATCACCTTCGTGATAAGAACATCGTTATTCCTCAGAATGCTGGCAATCGTAAGAGTGACAAGTTTGAAGGTGCTTATGTTAAGGATCCATTGATTGGACTACACAAGTGGGTGGCTTCGTTCGATTTGAACAGTCTATATCCCCACTTGATTATGCAATATAACATCTCCCCCGAGACAATGCTTGAGGGTCGTGAAACTGTAACAGTTGATTATCTTCTTGATAAGAGAGTTAATTTGACCCATCTTGTCACTGAAGACAAGACCATGACTGCCAACGGAGTTTGTTATCGTAAAGATAAGCAAGGATTCATGCCTGCTCTGATGGAAGAAATGTATAAGAATCGTTCAATATATAAGAAACAGATGTTGAAGATTCAACAAGAGTATGAACACGATAAGGGAAATAACAACCTACGTAAAGAAATCTCAAGACTGAATAATCTTCAGATGGCAATGAAGATTGCTTTGAATTCAGCTTACGGTGCAATGGGTAATCAATATTTCCGTTACTTTGACTTACGTATGGCTGAGGGAATTACTACTTCTGGTCAGTTGTCTATTCGTTGGATGGCAAATAAATTAAACGCATTCCTGAACAAAACACTGAAGACAGAAGGTAAAGACTTTGTTATCGCAATTGATACTGACTCAATCTATTTGTCTCTAGAAGATCTAGTTGAAAAAATGTGTGTTGGTAAAACTGATGAGCAAAAGATTGCTTATATGGATAAAATTTGCGAAGAAATCTTCCAACCATTTATCGACAAAGGTTATCAAGAACTGGCTGATTATGTAAACGCATACCAACAGAAGATGCAGATGAAGCGAGAAGTGCTTGCCGATAAAGCAATCTGGACTGCGAAGAAGCGTTACATTATGAATGTACATAACTCTGAGGGTGTTCAGTATGCTGAACCGAAGATTAAAGTTATGGGTCTTGAGATGGTCAAGTCTTCAACACCAGCTGTTATTCGTGACAAGTTAAAAGATTCCATCAAGGTTATTCTTGAGGGAGATCAAAAAAGACTACATAGTTATATTGAAGAATTTCGTGACACATTCAACAAGTTATCAGTTGAGGAAATTTCCTTTCCAAGATCTGTAAATGGACTTAGAGAATATGCTGCCAGTTCTACAATCTATCGTAAGTCGACACCGATTCATGTTCGTGGTGCATTGTTGTTTAATCACTATGTGAAAAAACTTTTTTTAGAAAAGCAATACCAACCTATTCGTGATGGTGATAAAATTAAGTTTGTTTATCTTAAGACACCAAATATTATACAGGAAGATATTATTTCTTTCTCGCAAGAATTGCCAAAGGAACTTGATCTGCATAGATTTATAGATTATGATAAACAATTCCAGAAAGTGTTTTTGGATGCTCTTCAAATTGTAATTGAACCACTCGGTTGGCATGTTGAAGAACAATCATCGTTGGAGGATTTCTTTTAATATTTTGGAGAATATCCTTGAAGAATATATAAAAATGAGGATTTCTACGGATAATTAAAGGTAAATATGGATAGTATAAAAATTATCAAAACTGGTATTAATGTTAGCAAAATTTTGACTCAACTCAAAAAGTATCCTGAAGACTGGGGCGCACAGAGAACGGTTGACGGTGCGCAGTCTATGTTAGATCGTGGATTCCCAGAAGTGGAAGCTGGTGTTCTTCAGTTAATTATGGGTGCGGTTGATTCAGAAGATCAATACGTTGGTGATACAGAATATTGTATTAAGACACCCGCTTACTCAAGACATACAGAAATCGTTGGATTTCTTAAAAGAAATTTCAAGAAGTTTAGTCGTTGCGGTTTCCTTTCGTTGCCAGTTGGTGGATCAGTCGGTGCTCATATTGACATTGGCGATTACTACCAGACACGTGACAGATACCACTTAGCAATACAAGGTAAGTATAGGTACACAGTTGGTAATGAATCATACATAGTTAATCCAGGAACATTGCTTTGGTTTAATAATAAACTCCCTCATGGAACTGAGAATGTTGGTAATGAGGTAAGAATTACTTTTGTTTTCGATGTTCCATATTCATTTGGAAAATCTGCCCATGACAGGAAACTTGATAATGAGAACTGATCTAATGCCAAGTGTTAGATATTGGTTCCCAACAGCAGTATATGATGTTAATCTTGGCGATTACTTTCTAGACAACAACCAAGCATACTATGAGCGGGGATTATTTTATAAACAAAATGTTCCTAGGGTTGTTTCTTGGAAATGTGACACATACACAACACTTGATTCTGCTGATCTTAGAGAAGATAAAGTTTTTTACAGTCTAATACAAAAATGTAAAGAGCATGTTTTAAATTTTTCTAAGTCATTTGGTGTAGAAACACGAAATGTAGCTTGTAAAAGTGCTTGGTTAAACATAGCTTCTACTGGGAATTACCAAGAGTATCATATACACACATCGAGTCACTTTAGTTTGGTATACTATGTTCGTGCTCCAGTTTTTTGTGGAGATTTAATTTTTAGATCACCAACTGCGGATAATATGTATCCTCTACCAGTTCATGAACCAACAGAACCAAGTTATGGTCTCGCAAGATACGCAGCTGAAGAGGGAAGACTTCTTATTTTTCCATCAACCCTTTCCCACATGGTTTGCAAAAACGAAAGTCAAGAAGATAGAGTATCAATATCAATGAATTTTGCATTTGATTGATTTGCAGCAACATACATAGTATAATAGAAGAAGTTACATGGAGAACATATGAGCATATTAGATAAAATTCGCAAGAATAGTACGATTAAAGAATCAGCTATTCTATCACAATCAAAATTCTTCACCAAGAAGGATATGATTCCAACAACAGTTCCTGTTATTAACGTGGCACTCTCTGGTCGTTTAGATGGTGGTCTTACCCCAGGAGTAACAATGTGGGCTGGTCCATCGAAGCACTTTAAAACTGCCTTCAGCTTATTGATGGCAAAATCTTACATGGACAAATATGAAGACGCTGCTCTTTTATTTTACGACTCTGAGTTTGGTACCCCGCAGTCTTACTTTGACAGCTTTGGCATCGACACCGATCGTGTTGTTCATACCCCTCTAACCAACGTTGAGGAATTGAAGTTTGACATTATGCAACAGCTACAGGATGTTGCTCGTGGAGACCACTTGATCATTGTCATCGACTCAATTGGTAACTTGGCTTCTAAGAAAGAAGTTGAAGATGCGCTTGATGGTAAGTCTGTTGGTGATATGACCCGAGCAAAACAGATGAAATCTTTGTTCCGTATGATTACACCACACTTGAATCTAAAGGATATTCCTTTGGTTGTTGTTAATCACACCTACATGGAAATTGGTATGTTCCCAAAGGCAATCGTTGGTGGTGGAACTGGTTCATACTACTCAGCTGATAACATCTTTATTCTTGGTCGTCAACAAGAAAAGGAAGGTACTGAAATTATCGGTTACAACTTTATCATTAACGTGGAGAAGTCGCGTTA